AAACAATATGGTGTAAGAAATGCTACATTGATGGCAATCGCCCCTGTAGAAAGTTCAAGCGTAGTAATCAACAGCACGAACGGCATTGAATTGCCTATGTCATTGATTAGCGTCAAAGAAAGCAAGGCGGGTAGTTTCACACAAGTCGTGCCAGAATATCATCGTTTGAAAAATAAATATGAACTCATGTGGGAACAAACTGATTGCACTGGTTATTTGAAAACAGCGGCAGTATTGGCAGCATATGTAGATCAAAGTATCAGTACAAATACATTCTATAATCCTGCACACTTTGCAGATCGCAAAGTACCAACAACATTGATCGCTAAGAACTTGATGTTGGCACATAGTTGGGGGCTAAAGACATTTTATTATAGTCTAATCAACAAAGCCGGTGTGAAGCTTGATGAAATTGAAAATGCTCCGGTGCAAACAGAAGAAGTTGATGAAGCCGATTGTGAAAGTTGTAAGTTATGAAATTAGCAGTAATAGGTGATAGTTTTGCTGATTTTTCTTCGGAGTCTACTCCGCGTGATGTAGAGTATGCTTGGTTTAACATACTAGCAGAAAAATTAGATGCGAAATTATATCACAAGGCTCTAAGAGGTGGCTCCGTCTACAATTCATATAAAAGTTTTTTAACTTTATATCAAAAATGTGACCTTATAATTTTTATTGTAACTAATCCAGAGCGTTACACAAAAGTTTTTACATTTAGTGATGGGTATAAAAGAGTTGTAGGATCAGCAGCATATTGTGATTATTTAAGAAATACTTTTGAAGGCCTTACAGAGGATGATTATAAAATACTGGACGGTATACAAAATTACTTAATGTTTGATGATTATGAGTTTAAAAATGATATGTCAGAATTGATGCTACAGCACATAAAATCTTTGCATAGTAATGTTATATTTTATCCTTCTTTTGCTCACAGTTTTCAACCAGAAAGAAAAAAGAAAGAAAAAATCCCTAACAAATATTGTCTTAACGAAATACAAAAAAAACAAATGAATCAACTTAGATTAGACAGTGATACTTTATTTAGAGAAACCGATCTTATAGTAGGACACTTAGTACATGAATATAATGCAGCTTTTGCTAGTGTATTACATTCTCGTATTGTGAGTGGGTACTTTAATTTCTCTTTTTTTGATAATGTACATAAAATTAAATTAGCTAGAGATTATTACTATGAAGTTAATTAGAGAAGGCAATTTATTAACGGCGAGTTAAGATTTATTTCAGAAAAATAAAAAAGGAAAGCTAAAATGAGCAAAGAACAATATAACTTAAAATCAAAAACTAATTATCTTGACCGAAAAATGTTTTTGGATCCTGCAGGTCCGGTTACAATACAAAGATTTGAAGAAGTCAAATATAATAAAATACAAAAACTAGAAGCAACAGCGCGTGGTTTCTTTTGGGTTCCAGAAGAAACAAGTTTGACAAAAGATGTTAATGATTTTAAGGATGCCAGCGATGCTGTCAAACATATTTTTACTAGCAACCTATTACGTCAAACGGCACTTGATAGTTTGCAAGGTCGTGGACCAAGTCAAATCTTTACACCTGTTATATCTTTGCCAGAACTAGAAGCACTAGTTTATAATTGGACATTCTTTGAGACAAATATACATAGCCGCAGTTATAGTCACATCATACGTAACATCTATAATGTACCTAAAGAAATTTTTAATACGATCCATGATACTAAAGAAATCGTTGATATGGCAAGTAGTGTAGGCAAGTATTATGATGATTTGCATTTGATAAATTGCCGCAAAGAAGCAGGTGAGAAGATCAAAGAAAGTGATCACATCAAAGCAATTTGGTTAGCACTCAATGCGAGTTATGCACTTGAAGCATTTAGATTCATGGTAAGTTTTGCTACAAGTCTAGCAATGGTTGAAAATAAAATGTTTATCGGTAATGGTAATATTATTAGTTTGATTTTGCAAGACGAGCTACTACATAAGGAATGGACTGCTTGGATTATCAATCAAGTTGTCAAAGAAGATCCAAGATTTGCAAAAGCAAAAGAGCAATGTGAAACTGAAGTTTATCAAATGTATATGGATGTGATACGTGAAGAAAAAGATTGGGCAGATTATTTATTCAGCAAAGGAAATGTTATCGGCTTAAATGCTAATATTCTTAAGGACTTTGTAGACTATACAGCCGCCACAGCACTAAAAGAAATTGGATTAAAGTATAATAATCCTTCACCAAAAAATACCCCAATACCATGGTTCAACAAACATAGCGAAACTAGCAAGAAACAAACAGCACTACAAGAAAACGAATCAACAAACTATGTGATCGGTGTTATGAGTGATAAATTAGATTACGATGATTTGCCATCATTATAAGGAGAAAAAGAAATGAAAGCGTTAATTTGGAGTAGAGATTTTTGTGTTTATTGTGAAAACGCTAAAGCTTTACTAGAAAGAGAAGGTATAAAATACGAAGAAAGAAAAATAGGAAAAGATTGGACTAAGGAACAATTACTAGAAAGCGTACCTACCGCCAAGACTGTACCACAAATATTTTTAGATGGTAATCACATCGGCGGTTTTACTGAATTAAGAAAATATTTTGAAACACACGGAGAATGAAATGAATCTTTTATCAGATCAAGTATATACATTTAAATTGAATAGCGGCGAAGAGTTAGTAGCCAAAGTACAAAGCAGCACAGATACAAAGGTAGTTGTTATTGACCCAGTTAGTATAGCCCCGGGACCACAGGGTGGATTAGGATTAGTACCAAGTTTGTTTACAGCAAAACAGCATGGTCCTGTAACACTAAATATTCATAGTATAGCAATAATCGCAGAAGTAGATGAAAATATACACAGTAAGTATATACAGGCTACTACTGGATTAAGCATACCTGAGAAAAAGGTACTTGTGGGTTAATGCCAAAAATAGCTAGAAAAGACGATCAAAATACAACAGGGGGTAAACTAATGGAAGGTGGTTGTGCCCCTACTGTTTTTGCAGACTTTAAAAAAGTAGCACAAATTAATTGCCCTATAACTCCGCATCAGCCTTGGGGTAATCCGCATCCTCCGCATAAGAATGCTAAAGTAACACAGCCAAGTCCAACTGTTTATGCTGATGGTAAACAAGTAGTAAGAGTGACTAGCACGAATAGTTGTGGACACAGCGTTAAAGATAATGATAGTACAGTATACGTGCCATGAGTGATACAGGTAAACAAAGTCCATTAGGCGTAAACGTATTAGGTAGTTTACTACAACATGATGGATTTTATATTAATCCTAAAATAGTAAACCTTGCCGGCAGTAGTAAAATTAATGATGAATACGTACCGGGCGAAATTGTTAATAATACTTGTTTAAAATGGTTGACATATGCATTAAATGCTGCGTGGAATAAAGGTACACCAACTGATGCTGACGGTATAAGCATAGACACATATGAAGCTATGATTAATATAGGTCAAAGTCGTATACCAGCATTAGGCAACAGTCCTCCTCCTACTTATGTAGCAGAAGATCCTAGCGAAGTATGGAACGGCGAGGCAACATCAGGATATCCTATACCGGGCGAAGGTAATCCTGCTAATTTGGGTAGTGTGCCTGTTTTAGGATTTGATCCTCAGGCTGAACTTAATGCACTTTTTCCATTGGCAACAGATGGCGAGGGTGTATTGGAAGAGGCAACCGATTATGTATGGACAAAAAATGATGGATTATGGAGTACAACATTTTCATATCCTATTGAGTGGGCAGGTCAAGGACAGGGAGCTACATGGTTCCCTTTTGATCAAAACAATCCCAACTTAAGTGCTAGTCAATGGGGTTGGATACGATTAATAGCATTACAAGCATGGAACGAATTTAACTGGAACGGTCAAACACCGGTACTAGACAATCCAAACTATCAATACTTTACACAATCATTTTTAACAGCACAAGGATTTGTTGACTTTAGTAATAAAGCAATTTTTGCAATACAAGATAGCAAAGAATTTTTACAGGGCGTTTATAGTAATATGGACGACCTTACTAGCAGTGACATTACAGGTGTGAGTTTGGCAAGTCGTGCGTTTGGGCAAGACTTAATTAACATGGGCAAGGCTATAGATTTAAGCACAATTGTAAAATTTGGTTTACCAAGTAATCTATTAAAAATCTTAAGAAAAATAATGCATTAACTAGTAACTTAAGTTTAGCATTGTTAGGAGCTGGTTTAAGCCCTTCAAATATAAATGAGATTACATCTGGCGATAGTGGAGCTACGCTTGAACAAGAACAAGCACTATATGGTGCATTCTCAATTATTACAGGTACTAACTTAAAAGAAATATTAACTGTACTAAATTGTAACACAAAAGGTATTACTAATTTGGCAGACTTATTAAACATGAAAAGTTTATTTCCTATTAGTTACTCTTCATTAACTATACCGATTTACAATACTGTACCAAATTCAACCAACAGGAAAACTTAATATCCACGAACT